AAAAGAAGTTAATGCGGCGGATGATAAGTTTGGCTTGGCGCCAACTGGGCGCTACTATACCGATGTAACTATCAACGTGTGTAATCGCATACCACAGCACAAGCGCAGCGGCGATCCAACTTTTCCCTGACTGCCGCGCCCATCGCATAGCCACAAACTGTTTCTCGAGAAACAAGTTAATCAAGTTTTTTTGGTAGTTTGTGGGTTCGAATCCCACTATTTGACGGAAAAACTCCACAGGATCGTTGCTTAGTTTTCGAGCCTTCTTAACTTCTTTTTCTTCCGCAATCTTAGCACTTTCCTGTAGACGGTACCATTCAGGCAAGATCTCGTCGGCACGCATCGTCCTAGGCTTTTTTGCTTGATAGTCGTTCATATTTTTCCTTAAGCTCCAATAGTTCTCGTTCGATCTGGCGATAATTGATGTAGTCCGCTAGAATGTCCTTGTAAGTCTTCGCAAGAGTAGCTACCACTTGGAGCCTTTGAACCTCAACTTTGTCAAGCCCAGACTCCGCAGATTTTTTGAGAGCTGCAGCAAGGATCGCCAAAGCCTCTTGAACGCTCGGCAACTCTTTAGGAAGAATCAACTCAGTTGTAGAAGAAGTATAGCCCTTAACTTCTTCTTCAACTAAAAGCCCCAGCCTTCTGCACTTAAGATAAACAGCATCCTCAGTCTTGCCAAGTATCTCCGCAATGGTTTTCATTCGTTTTCCACTCTTAAGAAGGTCTCTTAGCTTATCCACTTCCTCTTTGCTCCAAGGTTTTCCCTTCATGACTTCTGCCCCACAAATATGCCCATGACTGTGCCGCTGAGGCCAGTGATAGCCGCGAATACCTCACTGTTCCATGTGCCTAGAAAAGCCATGTGGGCGACCTCTAAACCGGACAAACATAAAGTCATGGCTATAGCGAACTTCACGCTTAAAACAAGCTTTTCATTCGGCTGCACAACAATAATTTCTGTCTTTCCCCTGAAGCCTTTACGCTGAACGGTTTTAGTTAGAGCCTTTTTAATCCAGTCTGTCATGATGGTTCCTCAAGCGTTCTTGGCGCTTCATGCGTTTCGGAAGAGTCCGCCTACCGCCCAGCAAGAAACTGTTTAGAAGTTGCTGAGCCTCCTCTCTGCTTATGTATTCCACTTGAATGACTTTGACGTTGACGCCCCAAACCACCGGTATAGCAGTATAGTCAATATCGAAAATGCCATCGGCATACCGAAAATGGTTCTGTCCTAAAATAATGTGTTTATCATTCTCACCCAACAATCCTATAAAAATGCCTATGCTAAACACAGGAACATCTATTCCAGTACGCCCTCCACTCAAACTTTTGCCTATACTGGCATCATGCCAATCCACACGAATAAGACTGCCTGGCTTAAGGCTTTTAATCTGCTTCAAAAGTTGTCTATTCATCAGATTAGCCTCGCAATTTTATGCCTACTCAAATGATCAGTCTTGCTTCTGAGAGCATACATATAGTCAGCCAAAAGCGGAACCTCACGACCCAATTCCAAGGTTATCTCAAGCATCTGAGTACGAGCATTAACATAATATTCGACGCTGAGAATCCGAAAATCAGCATTGACATTTTCGTTGGGTAGGACCACAGTGATCTTATCTGCTGGAAATAGAGGTGTGGTTCCGTAATCAATGACCGTGCTACGGACCGTGAGGTATTCCGCAGGATCCTTCAGCTGAGCAAGAATAGCCATAGCCCGCAACATGCACTCATTGTCAGAGTAGAGCTCCTCATCCGTGTCCACGAGTTCACGGAGACCGTACGTTGTTTGGCTACCAGTGTCTTCGGCTGTCCCAGTGAAAGGTCCGTTCAAAAATCCGAAGTCGCCATCATATAGAATGTATGTTGTAACGTTAAGGGCGCTTATTATGAGTTGTAGACCACTTATTTGGCTCCATTGGGGATTTCCCGCTCCTATTGTCCAAACTCCACTGGGATTACTGTCAGCATTATACATGTTGCTGGATCCTAAACCTAATGAGATAAGACCCCATTGTAGAATACACTTGCTTTCAAGAAGTGATGATATGTTCGCTTGGAAATAATTTGCACTATCAGGTGCGAACAATCTGACATAGCCATAGCCACCGCCCAAATTTCCTGGCATCCAAGCCCACATAACAAAAGTTTGATATTTGCTTATGGCGCCGAATATGCGGTAAATGTTTCCCACTACATTGGCAGGAGCGTTAAGTCGAAGAGAGTAAGTTCCTTCCCTGCTTCTCGTATCTAACTCGATGCTTCCTGAAACCGTTATCCAGCCATCCAATGATTCACTCCAAAGGTCCAAGTTTGCTGGAAAATTTTTTCCTTGACAACCATAAATAGTGATTCTATTTCTTATTCGCAGAATGTCCTTGCTGTATTCGCTAGCCTCAATCTTCTCGCTCAAACTCACGGAGCTGCTTTTGCTGTTTCTCTGGAAAAACTCAAATTTAGCGTCTGGAGCTACCCGAAAATCAAAGCCTATGACGCCAGCCTTATCTGCTGATCCAGCAATGTACTTTAGAATATTAAAGACAGGCGTGTTTTCATACTCCAGCTTCGTGTAAGTGGTGTCCGTATTCTCTACGAGTTCTGTTGAATCTCTAACATGACTTAAGCCAACATAGTAATCAAGCAGATCCTTAACGATTGCTTCCCCTTTTTGACTAGAATACGTCTTCGTAACAACCCTGCGGAAAAGTTTCTCGCCCCAACATCGACCACTGACACGTAGATAATTCTCGCTTGGACCTGACTCGTACTTGATGCTCTCGGTCCTCGTAGTAATGATCTGCGGATAATTCACGCCTCTGCCAATGTCAATATAGCCATTTTGCCCCACGATAATTGGATATGTCCCACCCGGACTGTACTTCTTATCCCAATTCTGAAGTAACAATTCCCAACTGCTAACCTCTTTTGTTGCCCCTAGATGCACTCTGGCTTCAATGACGTCGCCTTGGGGCGGTGTAACAGAACCCAGAACCACGGCAAGTTTTGGAATGTCAACACTCATGGAGTACTTTCAACTCCTCGACGGTAGAGATCAGCCTCTCCAGCACGTTGAATGCTACGGCTTTGAGTTGGCATTTCAGAAGCAGCTTCATTGAAGTTTTGAACACTTGCAGTCGCAGCATTCATTTGTGAAGCAAAATACCACATAGCCGCGGCTGCTGCAACGATTACCGCTATACCGACACCAGTCAAGGCCAGAAACGTCGCATACGAAATGTTCAAAGCGTTCTGCGCTGCAGTCGCAATCCACGAAGCTGCAGCGTGGATTTTCTCGGCTATGGCTGAGACTATACTTGCTGAAGCGTTGGCTGACTGGGCTGTCGTGTTAAGGGCTATCGTTGCAGTGTGTCCGGTCGTCACAACCGTCAAATAGCTTTTCAGGCGAATGAACGCAGAAACAAGCGTTATAATAGCAAGTACTGTCCTTGCCCACTTAGCAGACTCCTTGTCAACAATGCCGAAATCGCCGGCAAGGCTTATGACTGCTGAACCCATCATTGTGACGCTTGAAAAGGCACGTGCAACTGTTGTCAAGCTAATGGTTGTGGATTCAGCTTTTGTTTTAAGCTCTTCAAAGCCGCCACCAGAAGCCCTAACGCTTTCACCCATCGCTGTAGCTTCTACGCCTGTCTTACTAAACTCTGCACCCATAACACTCGCTGAAGATTGAACTCTTGTCGCCATTGCAGAAGCGTCTGTCTGGATCCTAGAAAACTCTGCGCTAGCCCTATTGACTGCTCGAATTGTAACGGCAATTTCACGAAAGCTCATAAACCAGCCTCCGATTTAGCCTGCTCAATGGCGCCAATAATGTTCATTTCGAGACTTGGCAAATACTCTTGGATGGCAGGATAGAGATACGGTTGCGCTCGCATTCGCCTAGTCCCCAATTCTACGAAAAGAGCGTAAGTAACATCAGCTCCTATCTCAGCAACCCAGTCTTTGATCTTGGCATAGATTGAGCTTCTTAAATGACCTGTTCTTACTGGAGCGTTTCGCATGGCTGCAGCCTTAACATCACTAGCCCAGCTATGCAAATAGCGATAGACCTGACGCTGCATGCCACTATCAAACTTCTGCATTGCCGCTTGAAACTCTTCAACACCTTCGACATCACACGTTATTTCAACGGCCACGTCTTTTCGCCTCTCTTTCCGCTTTTTCCTTCTCCTCGAGGGCCATCTGATCCATCACATTCAAGATGACACAGAATTGCTGGATGGTCTTGGCTGGCTGTCTTGCGAGCTGTGTTGGGAGCCATCCAAAGGCTTGACAAAGCCGAAACTCTGAAAGAGCCGGATGCGGCTTTCCTCGTCTAATTGCGAGAGTAAAAAACGCAGGTCCTCGTGACTCATGCCATTGAGTTTATTGGCAACCTTTGAGAATAATTCACCAAGCTCAATAGGAACCCCGACATCCTCGCCCAGAAGCTTTTCAAGTGAAATAGGTTTGCTCTCTGGCTGCTCTTTCAGTGAAGCCAAAATCGTCTCTGCTTGGATTGCGATGAAGTCGCTGTTTTCAACTTCGCCGCTGGCCTTGCTGTACTTGGTGTATTTTGAAATAATGCGGTTCCGCTTAGCCCAAGTGATCTCTTGGAACATATAGCGTCCAGCAAACTCCTTGCCAAACCTTTCGTCAACTTCAATGGTTTCTGTTCGCATTTTGAATCATCTCCATAACGGCCAATCGGTTTTTGATGGCTGTGTTTATGTCTTCAAGCACTATGTCTTGCATCCACTTGGGCATCCTAAGTATTCGCTTTCCAAGACTCTGCCACATCCGCATCCACTTCTTTTTCAACTCTGCCTCTCGCCCAAAATTCTCGAGAACACTCACTTCAACAGCCATTTTAATCACCTAGCTGATCGCAAGAGGACCCTTAGCCACAAACCGAACTTTGGCACAGATCAAATCTTCCAGCCACTTCGTATGTGTTATGCTGTCCCATTTGCATGCAGTGAAAACGGCTTTGCTGCTTCCTCCCAAGCCAAATTCCAAAGCAAACTCCGTATCAGCCAACACTTCGTCCATTTCAGCTTTGCTTTCAAACTCAAGGGTAAGCTCTCCGGAGAGCTCTCGATGTCCAAAGGGAATGTACTTGGCGAGTTGTCCACTTGTGTCTCGAATCACAGGCACTCTTCGCGGGTTGTTGATGATGTCAAATTTCCAGTCGGTCACGGTTTCTATTTCAGATGCGCCTTTTTTAACGTATGTTTCATGGAAAGCAACTGCGCCGCTATAATCCGCGTATGTCGCCCCCGTGATCTTGGCTGTGCCGGTTTCCAGGTCCTGGCCTTCAAGCTCCATAACTGCTTTGATGACGTCCTCTATACTGCATTCAACAGAGACTTTGCCGATCCTCATGCCCTTGAACAACAGCGAAATGATGTCCGTCGCAGAGGCAAAGACGCCCTTATAGTAGATTACTTGACAACTTAGGCTCTTGTTAAGATCCATCTTGGCCCACTGGAGCAAATTAATAGGCGCTTCAGAGGGCAATACGTAACTGACTTTTAGATCAGGCTTACGAAGACCCTTTTTGATTACTTGCAGATCATAACTTCCCGTACCACGAAGTTTGAGATTGCTCGGGTCAAATCCCGGGTCAATGACATCGCAGGGTGCGCCCAACATTGATGGATTTGTGGGCGTGGTTCCAAAGACGCTTTCCTCGACGTAGTAGAACCGCTCTTCGTCTACTCCATACGTATCAACCATTTTTTATTCATTCCTCCATGACTAGAATACTCCTGAAATCGACTCGAAAAGCCAACCCTTCAAGAGAAACTCAGCCCTGAAAAGGTACGGCTTAACATCCGTGACGTCGATATTCCTGTAGCTCACGACGTCACAGTAAGTGAGGCCATAAACTTGAATCGCACACTGAACAAAATCACAGTAGAGGACCGCAGGTGTAGATCCATTGCTCGGGTTCGTGGTCTTGGCCAGAAGCCAAACATAGCCGCTCGAATCAATGAAATTAGGCCAGTTGGCTGAAATCGTGATAGTGAGGGTCTCGTCTCCGCCGCCAGTTCCAGACTGGGCCTCTTGCCACGCAGAAGCGACATGATTCCAAATCTTGATCGTAACTCCATTTCCCCCGGGGGAAGTCCCGTATCCTTCGAAACTGAGAACTATTTTCTTAACGCATGTTTCCCGTGGATCTAGCTTAAACCTGAAAAGCATCAGGGCATACTCATTGTTTACGCTGTGGCTTTTTGAGAATCGAACATCATCGCTGGACCAGATGTTTTGATACTGAAGATTCGTAAGCTCTATCCAGAAAGCGCTTGAAGGAATCAACTCTGTGGCTGCACCTGCAGCGAAAGCCTTGTGAGGATCTCCACTCGGATATCCGAGCCCATAGAAATCGTAGACCGTCTGATATGGCAGGTTTCGGTTCTCGCGGATGATGGCGTTGATCTGCGCAGTCACTTTATCCCGCATCACCTTGCCCGCATCAGCTCCAGGAGCCACCTTGTCCACGGTGTAAACGTTGCATCGGAAAACCATGTAGCGACGTCTCAAACGGCCGGCAAGCTCAAGCTTTTGATCCTGGCTGCTGTCGAGACCCATCGTTATTTGTGCATCGTATTGTTTGAGTAATTCTCGGTCGTAAGCTTCCTTAGTCGCCAAGGTACTCGCAAGTGAACCATTGTCTTTAACCACACGGATCCTCGTAGTAATCAACCGCAGAAGTGTTACGACTGGGTCTTCCAATTCACTCAAGTGGCAAGCAACCTCCTAGCGATCGATCTGAAGTAGATGGTCTGGTTCTCGTAGGTGAAAGGTTGCAGAGTTTGAATCTCGTAATCCTCGCCCTTGCGACGTATCTTGTCATGATTGCGCACCGGCACAAAAGTGTAGAAGGCAAGATAGTCGTTAAACAGATACCCAGCTTCAAGAAGAACCTCTTCAGCTCTCACCGGCGAAACAATCGCCAAAACGTCCAAGGGCTCACCGTAAGTAACAGTCTCAACAGCTTGACGGACTGGATAAAGCAGAACAGTCTCGCCTTTGCTATTCAAAATCTTCATGAATTTAGTCAAGGGCTCCTCGTAGTTGAGAAACATGCGGGCTAGCCACGTGACATTAGCCATCGCCTTTTGCGGAGTGATCGGACTATAATCCGTGAAAACAGGACCCCAATAAAGAAACTCATCACTATACTTGCTCACGATATTGTAGGCAAGCTTGAAGCTTGGTGGATCACGTTCCTTGCGGACTTTCCATAGGATTCCCGTGGTGATCGCATCGTAGTACGCACATGCTGGGAACCTTGTCACCACGTCAAGATAGCCCGGCCAACAGATCTCCGGCCAATAAGCAGGATATTGCCCCGAGGCCCTAATCGACTGAACAAAATTGTAAACGCGCTGACATGTAAGGCTCCAGCTCTCGTAGATGTAAAGCCCGAGCAAGGCAAAGCTTACAGGATCATCGTAAACTTCGGTATCATTGATTCCCACCCGGTACCAGACGCCAGAACCCGAAGGCGGAGGCTGATAGTACAAGTAGAGCTGCTCAAACCCAACCTTGAGGAAGCCTGCAGCAGCTGCCATCATGACAGTGTACCGAGAGGCATTAGCCACATCGTACGTGTCCGCCAAGAGCTTCAAGCCAATCAAACAGTAGAGATTCTCAATGCTCATCACAGTATCCCAAGTATCGGTTATGCTGACGTAGTTTGCGAAGCCTCCATAATATTTGTCATGAATCCCCAAGTTTGCGGGCTCATGCTGCATCGTATAGAGAAAAGTGTACCCCGCAAGTTTAGCCGCATCAAGATAACCCGAAGTGCCGATCAGAGCATACGCCTTAAGCAACGCTGGAATAACACGACCCGCATCAATACTGTAATATTGGGTTGAAGATTCGCTGGATTTGAACCCGCCATACGCCTTCTTCGCTGGATCTGTGCATTGCTGGGTAAGAAGCCAATCGGCTAACTCGATTATTTTTGAGCGAATCTCAGTTTGCTTAGAAACGAATTGAGTAGCGGCATATGCCTCACATAGAAATTCGGTCGCAAAAGCAGCTGGAAAAGCGCCCTTGCCAAAACCCTTGTCGCCATGATCTACGGTTCCGCCCTTCGCCACATAATAAGTATAGGCTAGATTGTTTTTCATGGTTACAACATTGCCAGCCACTGAATCGACTTCGTTCCATTCACTATGAGCAGAA